TTTTAAAAATGGAGAAACATTATCAACAACTGTATGGAACAATGGTTCTTCTTCCACATCAAGTAATGCTGGTATTTATAAAGCATACTATGGTGGTTTTGTAAGTTTTGATGATGGGAATGAACATTATTCAGGTAGTGGTAGAAAGGTGCTAAATTTAAAATCCTCAAATTTGGATATAAGTTTAGGTGCATCAAAGGTAGATTTTAGTAATGATTACATAACAATAGAAGAATATGGTTTTTACGATATACTTTTAAATAACCAACAAGCAAGACTTGCTAGTGGGTGGAAAGGAGGTACAGGTTTTAAGCAAATAATTGAGATTAAAGTTTGTGTGAATTTAGAACTTCAAACTGCAGGACAGACAAGTTGGAATATAATAGGCAGATGTTCTGACACTCAATCTCCCTATCAAATTTATAATAATAGTACTCGAAGTACTAACCAATATAATACAGTTATTACAGATTTTGCTAATTTATCCTCTGTTAATATTACAGACCTATGGCTTAATAAAGGAGATAAAATAAGACTTACAACAGGGTTTAAAATAACAGATACAAATGATAACGACCAAAATTTTGCAATCAATGTTTATCATAGAGTTAAAAGCAATGATAATTTTAATATTAAGTTCTCTCCAAAAAGAGTGGAGTATGGACAAACTTATGATTTAAAGAATGTTCTTGACCCTTCTCATAAGCAAATTGATTTTGTCAAAGGAATTGCTCATGCTTTTAACCTTAAAATGACTACAGATTCAAATAAAAGAACTGTTTTTATAGAGCCATTTGACACATTTTATAAAGATTATGCAGATGCAATAGATTGGACTTATAAGTTAGACAGGAGTAAAGAAGTAACTGACAAATGGATTAAAAGTGATTTAAAAAGAGATATTATTTTTAAATATAAAACAGATACTAGTGATAAAACTGTTGAAACAAGAGGTGATAGATGGTTTAAAGGAATAAAAGATGAATATCCTTACCAAGAAACATTACCTTCTACATTTGAGAAAGGAGAAATTATCTTTGAAAATCCTTTCTTTGCAGGTACTTATAATGGGAAAGACCAAGACACTACAGGTAATACAGGTAATTCAGGTTCGTATTCTGATGTACCTTTTTCTGGATGTTTATGGGCTGAAAATACTTACGCTGAGACCTTAAATAGACCAGATAAAGGAAATAATTTTATGCCAAGACTTTTGTTTTGGAATAAATACTCTCCCAATGCAAGTGGTAGTGGTATTAAGTTTGCTAAAGTACAAACTTGGTCAGATGCTGGTAGTACAAATGCACTAAAGTTTATTGTTCCAGATTCCTCTGTTGCTGTTAATAGCCTCTATCTATCAAATATATATCCTCAAGCAACCTCAATAAATAGAGATGATACTTCAAGCCCAGTATTATCTTATGGCAATGCAAATGTTAGAGATTTTAATGATGCTACAGGGGTTTACTCATCTTATATAACAGGGAGAGGTCTTTTTGATACATATTATCATAATATGTTTGAGATGTTAAAATCAAAACCAAAATTAAGAACTGCTTATTTTGATTTAAAAGCAAAAGATATTGTTTATTTAGATTTTACAAAATTGATTTATCTAGATGGTATTTATTGGAGAATAAATAAAGTGGTTGATTATCAGCCAAGCAAGAATGAACCTACAAAAGTAGAATTAATTGAATGGTTGCAGATTGGAACATTTGCAGCAACAGCACCATCTTTCGGTAGTTCAGGCACTTCATCTGACTTTGGAGGGGTTTATGGAGATTATGGAGACCCTGCACCTGCCAACCCAATTCAGGATTTCTAAAATGAAAATATAAAATATGCCAAATAGTAAAAAAATATCAAGTAGAGGAATAGCACAGCAAAGTGGATTGGAAGTATTTTCTAGTATAACAACTTATAATGGAGAGTATGTTAATTGGTCTAATGCTTCTGATTATGGCACTCAACTTGATTCAGATACAGATTATGCTACAACAGCAACCGACCCACATACTGATGCTTTAATAAATAGTCCTGCATCTACAATAGGAAGATGGTATAGGTATCATACAAGTGGCGCACCATACACTTCAGTATCAGCACCAACAAGTTCAAATGGTGCTTATATTTTTCATGGACAAGAAACAGGTGGATTGCCTTCATATAGTGGTGTTTATCAGAAACTATCTTTAGTTAGAGGTAATGAGTATCAAATAAATGTTAAATCTATTATTAGTGCAAGTGCTGGTACTTTGTATATAAAAACATACAAACCAAATATAAATGACACATTAACATCAATTGAATATACAGAAACATCATCAAATTCAATAACATTCCCTGCAACTAATGTTACAACTAACATATCTACCTCAACATTCATAGCAGCAACTGCAAATGATATTATTCAGATATATTTTACTACAGAGGAAACATCTTCAGTCAATGTTTCAATATCAGGAATATCAATAAAAGAAAAGCAAGAATACTTAGTACCTATTTATGCTACTGATATATTTGGTAATGACCATAAAATATTAAGAAGAACTACAAACCAAACAGTATCTGATGATTAAATTTAAAAAGACATTAAAGGAGTTGCAGAGTGTTGGTCAAATGCTAAAGGTAGGTTTGCAAAAAGAACTTATAGACCAAAAGCATAATGCTACAGGTAGATTAAGTAGAGGTTTAAAGTATCACATAAAAGGCACTACTTTAAATATAATGTCATCTGTTAGTTATTGGAAAGCAGTTAATAATCCTAAGTTTGCTAAGACTCCTAATTATAACGCAATAGCATCTTGGGCTAGAGCAAAGAAAGGTATAAAAGCAACTCCTGCAGCAATAACAAGAATATATGCTAAAATGTTAAGACAAGGATATGGTCAGCCTTATGTGTTTTGGACTGAAGGGAATAGTTTAAGAAGAACAAACTTTGCAGGATATGTGGCAAATAAGTTTAGTAAAGAAGTAGCAGTCAAGTTAGCACCATCTATTGGTGAAGATGTAGCAAGTATGATTAGAGAAAAAATTAAAAATAATACAAAAGCAAAAGTTAGTTAATATGGCAAATACAGAGAAAATTGTAGTTCAGGTAGTAGTACAAGGTGAGAAGGATTTACAAAGAGTAGGTAAGTCAGCAGATAAATCAACTAAGAGTTTTGGGAAGATGGCTGCAGGGATTGTTTCTGCAGGTGCTGCTTTTAATGCTATAAACAAAGCAATAGGTAGTGCAATAACAACATTTAAGAATTTTGAATTTTCTATGGCTAAAGTAAAGGCAATTACTGGTGCTTCTGAAAAGGATTTTAAAAAATTAACAAATACAGCACAACAATTAGGTCGTTCAACATTCTTTACAGCATCTCAAGTTTCAGAATTACAAGTTGCTTATGGTAAGTTAGGGTTTACAACAACCGAAATATTGGATGCACAAGAGGCTACTCTTATGTTGGCGACAGCAACACAATCAGATTTGGCTAGGGCTGCTGTTGTGGCAGGTGCTGCAGTTAGAGGTTTTGCTTTAGATGCTAGTGAAACTCAAAGAGTTGTTGATGTTATGGCTGTATCATTTACAAGTTCTGCATTAGATATTGAAAAATTTCAAACATCTATGACTAAGGTTGCACCTATTGCATCAGCAGCAGGTATTAGTATAGAAACTACAACAGCAATTATGGGTACGCTTACTGATGCAGGTATTGAAGCATCTATTGCAGGTACATCATTAAGAAATATATTCTTAAAAATGCAAGACCCAGCATCAGATTTAACTAAAAAATTAGGATTTACAGTTGATAGTAGTGCAGATTTAGAAAGGGCTTTAACTAAATTAAATGATGAAGGGCTTTCTAATGCTGAAATGATGGAACTTGTAGATATAAGACAGGTTGCTGCTTTTACAACAATGATTAATGGTACTGATAATGTATTAAACCTTACTGATGCTCTTGAGGATGCTAATGGGAAAGCACAGGAAATGGCTGATATTATGGCTGACACTTTAGAAGGAGATATACTAAAGGCTAAGTCTGCTTGGGAAGGGTTAGAGATTTCTATACTAACAGGTGGAAACAATATATCAAGGTCTTTAAGGTCTGTTGTTAGTGATTGGACAGAGTTTATTAGCACTATAGTTGATAATATGAGAACTCCTGAACAATTAGGTGCAGACTTCTTGACAGATGCTTTAAATAGGATTAAAGACACACAAAAAGAAATAGATGATTTGCAAAAATCTGGCGCTCCAGTTGAAACTAAAACTAGAGTAGAGTTATTACAAGAAGAATCAGAAAAATTAGAGAGGGTACAAGGACTTCAGAAACAGGCATTAGAATTTGCTACAAAAGAAGGTGAAGGTTTTGGTTTTAGAGCAAAAGCAGCAAGGGATTATGCAGAGGATTTAACAAAACAGATTGAGGCAAGAGAATTTGCTTTAAATGATTTGGAAGAAATTATTGACTTAGAGGTAAAGAAAGAAAAAAATAAAAATGATAGAGTTCAGTTAGATAAAGATATTGCAATAGAAAAAGCAAGAAGGGCTAAGGAAAAAGAAAATAAAGAAAAACTAAAAGAAAAAGAAAAAGCAGAAAAAGAAGAATTAGCATTAGAGAAAAAAGAATTTCAAGAGAAGAAAAATGCAATAAAGATAGAATCACAAGAACTTGAAAATACACATAAGGAACTTCTTATTAATGAACAAATAACTCAAGAAACTTATGATTTAATGGCATTTGAGGCAGAACAAGCACATCTTGAGAATATGAAGAATCTTAATATTGCTTATGGTGAAGATGTTTCTTCTATTAATGGTCAGATATTAGACAATGAGTTAAAGATGATTGCTGAGAAGGCTGCTGCTGAGGCTAAGGCTGCTAAAGAGAAAGAAGATTCTGCAGCAAAAGAAATAGCAGATAGAAAAGAAACAATAGATGGTGTTGCTGAATTAGGCAACCAACTTATAACTTTAGCAGGAGAAGATGAGAAAATGCAACGCATTAGAAAGGCAGGTATTGCAATTTCTTCTGCAGCAGCAATAGCAAATAACATCCAAGCATTATCAGAGATGACAGTTGGGGTTACATCACAAGCAAAACTTCCTTTTCCTGCAAACATAATAGGAATGGTTACTACTTTAAGTACAATTGTATCTTTACTTGCTAATATTAAAGCAATGAAAAGTGCTTTTGGAGATGGTGGGGTAATTGAAACTTTTGCAAATGGTGGTATGGTGCATGGTAAATCACACGCACAAGGTGGTGAGAAGTTTGCAGTAGGAGGTAGAGTAGTTGAATTAGAAGGTGGTGAGGCAGTTATCAATAAAAGAAGTACAGCAATGTTTGGTAAACAATTATCAGCAATGAACGCTGCAGGAGGTGGTGTTAAATTTGCAGATGGTGGATTACTTAATATGCCTTCATTCAGCCAACAACAATTCAATGCAATAGGTCAGAATCAAATGATGGGTGCTATGGGAAGTTCTAGTAAAGTAGTAGTAGTTGAGGCAGATATTACCGATAGTCAAAACTTAGTAAGTGTAATACAATCTGAGGCAACAATTTAATAATCAAAGAAATAAACAAATGTTTGTTGATAAAAAAACCAAGTTAGAGAGATTAGATATATGTAAAAGTTGTAGTTTTTACCGAAACTTTATGTTACTAAAGAAACCAAAGATAGCAAGAGGTGCAAGGTGTGCTGAATGTAAGTGCTTCCTAGATGCAAAGACATCATTAACAAAAGAGTTTTTTGGTAAATGTCCTAAAAATAAATGGTAAAACTTTACATATGAATTTTAAAGAAATCGCTGAAAACTACAGTAAGAAAAAAAGAAGCATGATGACAGATGCTGTTATCACTAACATGAATTATACTAAAAATTTCACTACCTATCACTCTGAATCACTTAATATAATGTTTGCAGAATGGCACTTGTTATTCCCTAAAAACAAACAAGATATTAAATGTACTTCTTGCAGGGCAGCAGTTTGTAAGTTTTGGAATACTATGATGGATGAGTGGATTGAAGCCGAACAAACACCTAAAAAGAAAAATGCCTCAAAAAAAAGAAAGACAAAATAAGGTAGATGTAGTTAAAGACTTCATTGATATTTGTGGAGTTGAATTAGAAAAGCGATTTGGTCAATCACCAACTTGCAAGGATATGATACGACATCTTGTTGAGAAAGGCATAATAGAACCTAAGAGAGTAAGAAACTATATGATTATTGCTGACTTTGATAGAATGTTAGTAGGTAATAAAGGTAGTAGAACTTACACTTGGATGGACTTATCTATTAAATATAAGATAAGTGAAAGTCAAGCCCAGAACATAGTTTACAAGGAAAGAAAGAAAGCAATCCCATCTAATAATATAACACATTAAAAGTTTTGTAAGAAAATTAGGTAAAACTAATTTATTTAAACTATATTTTTGCACCTATGAACGAAAAATGGTATAACATTCAGAACAAGGCAGATAAAACTGCTGACATTTATATCTTTGATGAGATAGGAACTTATGGTGTAACTGCACAAGAGTTTATTGCTGACATTAAAGGATTAAAAGATATGCCTATCAATTTACGCATTAACAGTTTAGGTGGAGATGTGTTTGATGGTATGGCAATGTATAATGTAATCAAAAGGAGAGAGGCTAAAACTACAGTTTATATTGAGGGTATAGCAGCAAGTATTGCTACTATTATTGCTCTTGGTGCTGATGAGGTTGTAATGGCAGAAAACTCTTTATTTATGATACATAACGCTTGGGGTGGAACAATGGGTGAGTCAAAAGATATGAGAAAGACTGCTGACACTCTTGATAAAATCACAAGTGAACTTACAGACATTTATAGAAAAAAGACAGGACTATCTTATGATGCTCTTGCTGAGATGATGGATGAGGAGACTTGGTTAAATGCTAATGAGGCATACGAATTAGGTTTTATTGATACTATCTCTGACTCTATTAAAGTGGCTGCAAAGTATGATGTTTCTAAATTTAAGAACATCACACAGGAAGAAATACAGAATAAATTAAGTATTAATATAAATAACAAAAAAATGACTAACGAGTTAAAAGAATGGTTTAACAACAAAGTTGAGGAGATTGTTACTGCTGTAAAAGGTGATGTAAAAGTTTCTGAAGATGTTGCTGAGCAAACTATGATAACTGTTAATCTAGGGGATAATGATGAAATCATGAATAAGATTTCTGAGTTTGAAACTGGTAACATTGAATTATCAAACAAAATTTCTTTGTTAGAGGAAGAATTAGTTGCTTCAAAAGGAACTAACGAAACTTTAACATTAGAGGTTGAAGCGTTAAACGCTAAAATCAACAAAGCAGATGCTAAAGGTACAGAAATTGAAACTGAAAGCGACCCTGCAGTAGTTGAAAACAAGACAGAAGATGCTAATGCAGGTTTTTATAATGTAATGGCATCAAGAATTAGAAACAAATTTAATAATTAAAAAAATAAAAAAAAATGGCAAATGTAGCAAATAATAGTATCGCAGCAACTTACGGAGGTGCGCAACTAAACGAACTTTTTTATGAGCCAGTATTTAGAAGTGATGATATTATGCGTAACTATAGAGTTATTCCTAATGTTAAACACAAAATGAATGTTTACACTTCTGCTGCTCTAACTAAGATAGTACAACCTTATACAACTTGTTCTGCAACAAGTGGTTCAACTCAATTTAATATTGATGATAAAGTAATTACTGCAGGTAGATGTAGAGTTGCTTTAGAGCAATGTACTGATGAGTTCTTTGGAACTTATATTGAAGAAATGTACCGAAATGGTGCAGATGTAATGAATGTTGAGGGAACTCAATTATCTGATGCAATCGTAAACAGAGCAGTAACAGGTATCGCACAAGATGTAGTAAGATTAGCATGGGGTGGTGATGGCGCAACTGCAAATTATACTGCTCTTGATGGGTGGATGAAATTAATGGGTGCAGATGCAACTGTATTAGCAGCAAGAACTGAAAAAAGTGCAGTAGCACCTACAACACCTACAGCGGGTGAATCACTTTCTTTATTAAGAGAGATGTATGACAATGCTCCTGCAGCATTACAACAAGTTCCTGCAAAAGATAAGAAAATATTTGTATCTCCTAAGACTTACAATGCTTACTTATCAAACTTAGAAGGTACTTCTGCAGATTTAGCAATTACTAACCAACAAGATGGTGTATTAACTGTTAAATTTAGAGGTGTTGAATTAGTAGCAATGTATGAGTGGGATACTATCTTAGCAGATACTGACCCTGCAATGTTCTTGAGAGGTGGTGTTAATGGTACAGAAGGTGCTTGTTACTGTGCAGTAGAGAACTTAATAATTGGTTCTGATGTAACTGACCCAGAAGGTTCTTTCAAAGTATTTTATGATGATTTAGAAGAAAAAATGTTCTTCAGAGGTTACTTCAAGTTAGGTGTACAATTCTTGTACCCTTCACTTGTTCAATGGGGAATCTTTTACTAAACAATAATGTAATAATAGAGGGGAGGTTAGTCCTCCTCTCTTAATTACTTTTAATAACTAATAAAATAATAAAAAAATGGCAATAGATACAGGTTTAGGTGTGGTATGTGGTGATTTACAAGCAACAGGTGGTATTTCTCAAATTATAATAAGAGAATGGGCTACTGCAGATGTAGTTACTTATGGTGCAGGTACAGCACACACTATTACAAATATTCAATCAGGTGGTGATGCTGCTTGGTTTGTTTATGAATTTAAAAATGAAGTACCTGCAATGACTATTACTGCAACAAAAGAAAATGGTTCAACTTCTTTTGAGTGTGGATTATCTTTTATGCTTCCTAATATTGATGCAACAAAATTTGAAGAATTAAAAAACTTTGAAAATGCTTGTATGATGGGGATGGTTTTAGATACTAATGGAAATTGGTGGGTTTTAGGTGCTAGTGCAAAATACGCTAACGAGGATGTTCAGGCAAAAAGCCAAACTTTCTTGAGTTTAACAGGATTTGAAGGTGGTACAGGTGCTGCTTATGCAGATGAGAATGGTATTACTATTAACTTAATGGCAAGACAATTTGAATTGCCAAGAGAGTATGCTGGTACTGTTACTGTTGATACTTCAGCATTAACTGCAACAACAGGGGCATAATAATTAAAGATATAGAAATAGGTTGGACTTTGTTCGTAAAAAGTTTAACAACATTTCCCTATTAATATCTTTTTTATAATATGTGTGATTGTAATGCGAAAAATATTGTAGATTTATCACACTTAAAAATATATACAGTTATGGCAGAATATAAAGCAAAATCATCATCAGGTACTTGTTACAAGAATGGTTTTAAAATTAAGTGGGCTACAGCAACTCAAGAGGAGTTAGCCTATGCTTATGAAGATTTAGGGATGACTACATTAGTAGAAAAATTATCAACTACAAAAACAAAAGATGAGCCAAAGAAAGCAACCAAAAAGAAAAAGTCAGGTAAAGAATCTTCAGACTCAAAAGAGTAATACTTTTGAATTTGGAGTTTTTAATT